TGATGATTACAAAGTCGTTTCCAATATGCCAAATGTTCATGAAACATGGGGTAGCGTCTGGTCTGATAATAAATCTGGTGCTATTAAACGTGCAGTAGAAAGACATTGTACTGTCAATAATGTGATTTTTTACGACCATCCTGATTTTTTAAACATGATCGAGAGAGATTAAAATGATTAAAGTAATTCACAATACATTTGGTGATGTTATGCGTCACGTAGCCAACGTCGATACAAACAACCTTAATGTTGCATATCATTTGACTAACACCATAGACAAATTATGGCCTGACAACGATGATGTTGAAGTCACAACATCAGTTAAAGAAGCTGCTGGTGGTGCACGATCCACTTCAATGGGTGACATCATGGTCACTGAACATGGTATTGTGCTTTTAGTTGCGGCATTCGGTTTTGACGAAATGAACAAAGACAACATCAAAAGATTTTTCAAAAATGATGGTGATGTTGATAAACTTGAAGCGATCATCAAATCATGATACTACATACTTTCGCCACGATTAGTAAAGATGCTGTTAGATTCAGTGTCATTGTTCGTGGCATTATTGAACCTGAATATCATTACGTAAAAACAATTGACGAACTCGAAAAATTCATGGATATTATGATTGATGTTCCAATGATGTGCAGTTCGTCACTCGATTGGCCTTGTGATTATACATCAGATCCAGAAGTTATAAAAATTGCTTGCTTGCTTCGTGGTAATGATTATGAAGGTATCATGAATGAAATGAACTTGAAAACTGAAGCTAAACGAATTTGGAAATTATACACCAATGATGCACATGTGAAACAACAAGTAGACAAAGTTGGCCTAAATGATTTTTATCAAACGTTGTTGTATGAGGCTGGAACTGTTTATGCAGATGGATCTGATGATTATATTGAAATTGTTGAGCATCTTGAATATTTAGCACCTTAAATCACAGACATAAAAAAGCCAACAATTAAGTTGGCTTTTTGGTTTAATCAGTTGAGATTAAAGACCTGTTAAACTAAACTTACGGTAATAAGCATTAGTACCACCAGCACCAGTTGAGAAGTGTGGGTTACGAACCATACCATATCGTGTTTTAAATCCGATACGTGGTTGGAATCCATCTTCAGATTGTGCTTTATACATTTGAAGTGGTACATATGGGCAATAGAAATAACCTGCATCATATGGGTTTGAACCTTTATAACCAACAACAATTTCATCAGTAGTTAAGTAAGGATCGACGTATACGCGAATTCCAGAAGAAAGTACACCAACCATAGTTGCGCCAGCATCCCAATGTTTAATACTGTTTTCAGCTTGTCGTGAACCTTCGTTAGTGATTTTTCCACCAAATGAAAGTGCAGCAGCAACATTACCAGAAGTAATAACAAAGTTACCACGTCCACGATGTGTGTCTAATGCAATTCGATTAGCAACACGCTCAATTACGTGACTGATCATTGCGTATGTTTCACCATCCCAACGTGCGTCAAACGCAGTTGCAACAGTAATTGCGCCAGAAGATGATGCGAAACCTTCAACAGAAGATGTGTATACACGTGCTTCACCACGAATCAACGTAAGAATTTCCTGATTTACTTCTGCTATGATTTCCGTAGAAAGCATTGCAGCAAGTTCTTGTTCAGCATCCATTCCATGAACAACACGTAAATCTTGTGCTAATTCATTTGTGTAATGAGCTTTTAATGCTTTAGTTTTAGCAGCAACACTGATTGAACTGATTGTGAAGCTCATGTTTGCCCAATCATCAGTAACGGATACAGCTTCCGCAGCATCAGATGTAGTCGTATTAACTGTTTGAGTTTGATCTAATGCTTCGCCAGCAGCAGTCGTATATGCAGCAGCAGATCCATCACCAGCATATGTTTGATCTGGTCGAGTTGGTGCAGCACCAATTGAACCAAATGCATCATCATTTGCTGATACGCCACCTTTAGCAGTGTCATATTTAGGTTGCATTGTGAATACAAGACCAGTAGGGCCAGACATTGGTTGAACACCAACAATTTCATTTGCAATCAAAGCAGGTGCAGAACGACGAATCATCGAAATCAATACAGGATCGTATTTACCAGAACCAGCAGATACAGGTGTGTCAGAATTCATTCCTGATTGACCAGTACCAGTACCAGTACCGAAACCATCTGCTTCGTTCAAAGTGAAGTCTTGAATAACACCTTCTTTTACAGTGTTTTCCAACAGTTTGATTGTTGTGTTGCGAATATGACGATCATAAATTTTAGGTGCGCCCTCTGCTTCAATCACAGGCGCCCATTTTTTCTTTATGTCTTCAGTAAGCATGTTTTCCATTATGTATTTCCTCTTTAGAAATTTTTAATTTTTATACAATTATTTATAATTATTCAAAATTCAGAATTAATTATCGCTGTTCAAAAATGCAACAGTACGTGATACTAAATCATCAGGTTGAACATCGTCTGTGTTAGAAGCTTGACCTATATCAACATCTTCTTCATTAAGTTGAGTTGTATTACCTTTTTTGAAGTAACTTTCTTTCAATGTTTTAAGTTCAGAATTAAATTGTTTATCGTTTGTGTAAGCAACAGATTCTGCCAGAGACTTAAATTTTTCTTTTTGTGTATCAGCCAATCCATCAGCAGCTTCAGACACTAATGTATCTTTTCGTGTTTCAGATACTTGACCAGATAGTTCAACATTTTTGTTGATTTCTTCGTCCAATTGTGTTGTAAGTTCATCAACACGTTCTGCTAAACCTTCCACAACGTCGTAACGTTCTTCTGGAATATGCACGTAATGATCTTCAAACAAATCACGAAGTCCAGTTAAGAATTCTTCGTTCATTTCAGACTTGATTCCTTGATCGATTGCAAGTTCGTTGTCTTTAACCCATTCAGCAACAACGTAGTCAAGATATTTGTCAACATTCGCGTTTACTTCATCAGTCGCTTCAACTAACTTAGCTTCATATGATTCATCATATTGAGTTTTAATTACTTCAAGCTTTTCTTTGATTTTTGATGTTACAGCAGCTTCGAAAATCAGTTTTGCTTTTGATTGGAAAGCTTCAGACAATGTTTCACCTTCAAACAATGCTGCTACATCTTCAGAAACATCAACTGTGTAATCGATTACGATATCTTTAACAGCTTCGTTTTTATCATCGCCATCATCATCATCAGTTTTTTCTTTTTCAGAATCCGCTTTACCGTCATCATCACCAAAATCTTTGTCGTCTTTTTTATCATCGTCGTTAGATTCTTTATCGTCGTCATCTTCGCTAATCATAGCGTTTGCTTCATCTTCACTAACGATACCTACGATTTTGCCATCATTGAAAAGTGTTTCAGCTTCATTGATAGACAATACACTTTCACAAGATTCACAAACGTGCTTATCTTCTTTAAGTGTCATTACTTCATCGCAAGTTGTGCATTTGAATTTCATATTTGAATTCCTCATTAGAATTTATATTTTTTTATATTGAATATTTATAAAATTTGGTATTTTAAAATAACTTCTGGAATTGATCGAAAAAGTTAGATTCGTCAATCGTTTTAATAACTTGAATTCGTCTAGATTTTTTGTTAATATGTTTCTTAGCTTCTTCTAAATGACGTTGTATTAATATTCCATGATCCCAAACCCATTCGGCACCTTCCATGATCCCGTTAACAAATGCTGATGGTGCTGATGGATCAGCCACAATATCAACAGTTTTAATTAAGAAATCACTCTGTACAACACCTTCGTTAACTGTACCTAATCCACGTGTCGATACTCCAATCGACACATTTTCTTCAAGTAAACCTGAAACAATGTTACCCATTGGAGTATTTAAAATTTTAGCGCGTCCATGCCAATCAGTTCCTTGTTCTGTTAATTGTGTGATCAAATGGCTGGCACGTTCTGGATTAACCACAGGTGATGCAGGATGATTTAACTCACCTAATGCTCTACGTGTATCGACATACTCTTTAACATATCGATTCATTTGTTCAGACAATATTTTTTTCGGATAAATGCGTTTGTTACGATTAAGAACTTCAGATTGCGCAAACACACCTTCTATGATATACTTTTTGACACCATTAGATTCTTCAAGTTTAACTTGAGTTGTTTCTGTTAACGTTTCTGTAATTAGTAACATTTGTTTAAGCCTTTTGTATAACGACAACCATACCGTTTTTACCGTTTTTAGTGTTCTCGATTCCTTTAGGTTGTCCAGTTTTTGTGATATCGTCCAATATTTTCATTGCGCGTAAATCAGCACTAGTCGAATCTATTTTTTCTAATTTGATCAATGAATTTGAAAGGAATGATAATGCGGCACTATAACTCAATGTTGATTGTTTTTTAACAGATCCACTTCGTCCATCTTTCGCAGTCATCATAAATTTCTTTCCTGATGACTCACTGATTGATATTTTATATGTGTTTCTAACCAAAAATGACTCACTTATTCTATTAGATGGTGCAGCTTTTTTGATAGCACGTTGAACTGTTTGAGCAGATTTACTACCAAGATCATTAAATATGATCTTGTTATTTTCCCAAACTGCGATATCTTTACCACCGATCCACAAACCTTCTAATGATTTACCATCAGTCGCTAATGATTTACCATCCATAGCTGTTTTATCGATAAATGCATCAATAACTTTTCTATCACTTTTGTTGAGTGATAACGCTTCAATTAAAAAATCTTTATATGTTTTCATGGCTACAGACCTTGACCTTTACGTTTAGATAGTGCACGATTGCGCAAACGTGATGTTCTACGTGCTGCACCGGCACCTTTAGCTTTTTTAGTTTTAGAAGCTTTTCGATGTGCTTTTTTGATTGAAAGTTTTTCACTAGAAGATTGAACAACACATTTTGTACCATCCCATTTCTTGCCGGGCCCACAAAGAACTTTCTTACGTCTTGCGCCTTTAGCATTAACCTTCACCACTAATTTTCGTTCTTCAAGCGTGGTAACACACTTTTCACGTAGCTTTTCAACAAGTTCTTGCTTGAATTGTGATGGGCTTTTAAAATTGAATGTCATTATTCATATACCTTTTTATCTTTGCTTTACAGCATAATTTTCTAAATTCATTAAAATTCGTTTGATTTGATAGTTGGTTATATTTTAATATATTTTCTAACGATAACGTTCCAATATAATCAACTAGCTGTTGAGCATCATCCTCAGATATTAATACTGTTCTATCCATAAATTTATATTCAGCAGAAATATTTATGTTTTGAAGGAACTCGTAAAAATTTTGCATATTAACTAATATACATATTCAGTTCGAAGGTATTCACTTTAGACTCTCGATTATAAATTTGTACATGAACTTTTTTCTTTGAAGGTTTACCATTTTTATCAATTAACATTTGATTCATTTTTAGGTTTTAACACATTACCAGCAGTCGTTTGTTTTTGTGAGGCTAGATGTTCACCAACTTTTCGATATAGCGATGCAGTAATTTGTTCACGAAATTGTGATTGACTGAAATTTTCTTTCATGATATAATATACCTTATTGTTGAATTATTCTGCTTAACTGAGATTTATGGCGTTCTAACAACGCTTTATCTAGTGAATTAGCTGTGCCTTCATTAACTTTGAATTCATACAAGAATATTTTATCTTGTAAATCTTGCACGTTTTTATCATTTATTTGCGTTTGGATTTGTGTAATATCAGATGCGTGCGCAAATTCATTCCACAAAAATGCACCTCCACCGTATAGACTAGCAATCACAAGTAATGTGGTTCCTACTGCTGTCATAACTTTAGTGTATCCATACGTCATAATTATTCAGTGTCCTTTTTTTCAGGTTTAGGTTCTTTAACAGCAACGGGTGCTTCAACTTCTTCTGGTTCTTCAGGTTCTTCAGGTTCTTCAGGTTCTTCTTGACCTATACTAAATTGAGCATTAGCCACATCATTAGGATCAAGATCTGCTATTTCACCAGCAGCTTTTTCTTTATCAATTTTCTTTTGTTCTTCCTTTATTTCTTTTTCTGTTTGTTTCAGAACATTACTTTTAACCCATTCCAAACTGTAATATTTTCCAACAAATGGATCAACTTCAGCTAATTGTTCTACTTGTGACGCACGACTTTCAACTTCCTGTAAATTCTGGAAATGTAAATCAGAATTGAACTTAAATTGAATTTTTTCACGCAAATCGATCCAATCTTCAAGTGTTACAATATTTTTCAATATCAATTGTGTTTTCAATAATTCGAAAAATAATTGTGAAAAACGTTTGCGTAATTTACTAACAAATTTGGCAAATTTAAGTTCGTCGCGTAAAATTTCAGCATTGCGACCTGAACTAAATGATGATTCCTGTTCCAGACGTGACAACGGAATATGTAATGATTTGTACAATTTACGACGAAAATAATCAAGATCTTCGATTTCTCCTAGATTTTGACCACCGGGCAATGTTGTAACTTCAGTACCACGTGAACCTTCACGACGTGGCAACCAAATGTCTTCCAACATGCTCATATTTTTAGTAGTATCTTTAACCGTACCTGTTTGACTATCATACACCATTTTGTTTTTATATTTACTAATGATGGCGTTCATGTACTGTTCAGCATTGGTTTTAGGTAATGTACCAATGTCTACATAAAATATACGTCTTTCAGGTGCGCGTGACAAACGATAGATTACGATTGAATCTTCTATCATTGTTATTTGATTCCACGGTTTTATTGCTTTATCTAAGAATGATAGAATGATAGAATGACCTTGTTGATCTTCATCAACAATTCCAGAATTACAATATGAGATTGATTCTTTTGGAATTCGAATCATATCTTTTTGAGGACTTTGTAAACCGACTACATCAAAACGCGGATTGTCGTATAAGAAATATTCGTCGATTCCTGCAATAACCTCGACGTTGTTTTGATCTTGTTCAGTTCGATATTCACGAACCTTTTTAATAAAACGTGGATCAATTTTACGAAGTTCTTGTATTCCGTTTTTAGGTGAGTTAGGATCTACAATAATGTGATGGAACAAACGTCCATCAACATACCATTCTCGAAATATTTTTTCACCAAAACGATTGAAATCTAATAAACGCAAGATTTCATCAAATTCGGCATAAATTTTGTCTTTTAATTTATCAGTATATTCATCTACTTGATCTAATACAATCGATACTGGAATGTTGTCTGAATCAAATGCCATTGTATCATTAACGATTTCATCGATTGAAGTATCGATTTCAGCATGTAATGACATTTTACGATATTTTTCAATTAATTGTTTTTCGTTATTGTAACCGAAACCAAAATTGACACCATACGCAAAAGTTCCTCCTGAGTTGAGAGAAGCATCAACCTTTACTGCTCCATCTTGATCAGTAGGTTGAACAAATGAAGAATTTTTTGCTAAATCTTCTTCATTTTTTCGTGATATTTTCCATCCAAAAAAATTGACTGCCATATATCATATTTCGCTGTTTATTAAACGCGACTCCAATAATCGTAAGCCAAGGTTAACGTAAATTCTGATACTGTATCATTTGATTCGAATGATAATTCAACAGCAGATACTTCAGTTGGAAATGCTCCAACAATATCATACTGTGCTATAACAGTATCATTAACACCTAATTGAAATACCGAACCATCTTCTTTAATAGCTTCAACAGATGGTGAACCGACATTTCCAACTTCATGATTAATTCTTTGCACCCAATCTTCAAAATATTTTTTCAGATCAAATGTGTCATCATTCATTACTGTTAATGTCCATTCTGGATATATTCTATCACCGGGCACTTTAATTTTACGCCCCATGTATGGAACTTCAATTGTACCCAATGTAGTAGGTGGCAATTGTGCAGCTTTGCACATAAATTCAAGTTGTCGATTCGTTCCAAATCCCTGAACTTTAAAAAGTGTTGGTTTAGCTAATCCCGCAAACGAACCTTTAAAATTTGTAATATTCAATTTAAATTACCTTTATACTAAAATTTCATCAAAATTAACACCAGCGTTAACAGCAACAAAATTCAAATAAATGAAATTAATTGATCGTGCAGGCTTGATGTATATATCTGCGACAAATTCGTTACTTGAAATAACTTGACTTGTGTTATTTGTTTCATCAGCAATAACTTTGAAATCATAGATTCCACGTCTACCTTGAACATCACGTAAATATGGTTCGATCATATTTCGAAAAACATTTCGTGTGAAATCATCGTTTATTTCGAATAATTGTTGATTTGCAGCAGTTGAAATTGCTTTTTCAATAACAATAAACAAACGTCTAACGTTTATACGATCAAATGCTGATGGGCCTGTTGCAAGTGTTTTATCACCATATAGCACCGTACCCTTGCCCGGAAATGCAGCAATTGGATTGATACCAGCCTTATACAACGAATCACGATTTGTACCTGAAGATGCATACGCCGACTTAACAACATTTTTAATTTGTCCACGATTGAATCCTGCTGGTGAATTCCAAGGCGCTGCTACTTGATCAGTACGCGCCATCAATCCTGCAACGTCTGCTGAATAGTTAACCCATCCATACACATCGTTGTATTTGTCATATTGATATTTGTAGTTGCTCACACCGACACCATATGTTGACAAATTAGAAAGTGCAGAAATAAGTGTAATTTCATTAGCAACAGCAGTAGCTTGTGCAATACCAACAACAGATGATTGATCAGAACTAATTATACCAAGTGTATCTTTTCGTGTTTGTGCAATGTTTAATATGTTGTTAATAACTGTTGAATGCGCAGTATATCCACCACCGTGAAACATAAAGTTAATATCAACTTCATCACCGTTTGCAAACAAATCTTGTCCAGCAATAACATTCGCATCAGTAGGACTTGAATCTACACCATTTGCTAACGTGAACGAATTTGCGCCAGTACTAATTGCTGTATCAACGTCAATCCATACATACCGTGATTTATCTGATAACACAGTTTCGATGTAGTTCGATTTACCAAATGCATCAACTGATGCTGGTGTTTCGTTTGTTAAAAATGTTTCTACTATTGCGCCTGCATACAAAACTACTATTGCAAGTTCAGTTCCTGTAGGTGCAAAATCGAAGTTGTCTTCATATGCCCAACCACTAAAACCAGTTGAATCTGTAGTATGAACAACAATACTATTACCAAATGTTCCGGGATATTTTGCAAAAAATGTGTGTCCACCAGCAAATGTACTAGCAGCTTGTGTATCAAAATCATCTCGATTTTTAATTAAATGAAAAGTTGTTGAACCGTCACTTGCATTTTTTGCCGTAGTTTCGTCAACTGCACGAACCACATATAAATTGTTTGAATATGACAGAAAGTTCTTGCAAGAAATCCAATCCTCCCAATTATTAGCAACATTCGGAGTTGAAAATTGTTCTACTAACTCGTTTTCTGATACTATAAGTGTTCGTTCTTGAACTGGCCCCCACATGAATTCGCCTGAAAATCCACCAATTGAAGTAGAAACGGCAGGTATTGTCGCAGTTAAATCAGTTTCAGTTACTACTATCGATGGTGATACTGAGAATCCCATAATTTAGTTTCCTCTAAGAGTTTTTAATTTTTATAAGTTAAAATATTTATATAAAAGCCGTTTTCACATCAATGCAATGTCATACTGTCATAATCTTCTATCCCATCTGTGATAACAGGTAATGGCATCATTTCTTGTTCTGCGTCTACTACACAATTTTGGAATAGTTTTCTACCAATATTATGAGAAGATAAATCTTCAAATAAATCACGTCCAGTGAAATATGAAAAGTTGACTAATGACATAACTAAATCATCAGTGAAACCTTCGCCAGCTTCATATGAATTCAGAGATACCACGAATCCTGACAATTCCTGTAATGTTCGAAAATCCTTTATGATTAATTGATTTTTCTCAATCAAATCTTTTAAATTACTGCAACCCATTGCTTTAGTTGCTTTAGTCGTTCGCATTCCTAATTGATATTTTTCTTTATTAGATTTTAATGTCACTAAATTTTCGTATTCCAATTCATAATTTAATGATGTTAATACTTCTTTACCAACATCGTTACTTTCAACTAATACAAACGCCATATTATAAGCAATACCATATTTAGCTATTAGCAAAGGATACTTCAAATATGTAGTTTTATTATCACGAAATGCAGCTACTTGTCTGAACGGATATTCAGTGATATCAATTATATTAAAAGCTTGATTATCCAATCCTATACCTTCTGCAACATCAGCAGAAAGCACATATACATGTCCTTTGATTGGTTTTTCGTATACATGTAGCTTATCTTCTTCAAATAACATTATTGGTTCATCATATGAGATATTCATTAATGCAGTGTTTGAAATCAATGTTTTTGATCCACCTAAGAAAGTGTTTTCATGTTCTTGTGTGAATTGTTCTTTAGAAGTATTAGCAATTGTTTGCTGTTTCCATGCTTCGTCACGATCAGGAACTGCTGTCCAATCAACTTCGAAATATTTGAAATCAGATCTTTTCTTTTTGGAATCTTCTATAATTTTATAATAATGATTCATACCATTAGCGGTAGACACCATTATTATTTTCGTTTGTTTACCTGAAGAAATTGTCGAATAGGTCGAACTATAAAATTCCTCCCATAAATTAGTTTCAATAAATGCCACTTCGTCAATAAACAAAACAGCCAACGAGTCGCCACGTGCTGCGTCACCTGATGTCGAACTAGCTTCAACCACACAACCATTGTCTAACTCAATTGAACCCTTGTTCCACTCAATTACGCCTTGTTGTATCCAATGTGGAAGGTTTTCATAAGCTAATTTTAATTTGCCTAATATTTTACGTGCCTGTGCACCTTTGTTGGCAATAATCCCAACACGTTTATAATCATTAAATAAAATAAAATGTAACAGATAAGCAACAGTTGTAATAGATTTACCAACTTGTCTTGAGCATAATGTGCTAGTAAATCTGTTGTCATCAATATGTTTAATTAGATCTTCTTGAAAATCCCACATAGAAAATGGAATCAAACCACGATCTACATGAACAATTTTGATATAATTTTTACAAAAGTATACAATATCATCTTGACATTTTTTTAATTCAAGAAGTTGTTCTTTAGAAAATTCTAATTTAACATCAGCCTTTTTAAGTTTTGAATTTCCAAGGTAACATTGTTTTTTTGAAAGTTTAAGACCCTGAATCATTATTGTTCAGCATGGCTAACATTTCTTTGGTTGTTCCGACAAACATGTTATTATTGGTTGTTCCGACAGTTTCTGGTGTTATAATAAATGCGCGTGTTTTATGAATATCAGCTAATGTTTTATGTAATGACACCAAATCCTTTGCAATTTCTGCAATCGCTGATATTAATGTACCAACGATTGCATAATCACGAGGTAAATTTGATGTCGAAGCAGTTTCAATGACACTCGTTAACGCCTTTTCACCTTGAATTACAAGTTTTTTAAGTGTTTCGCGAGTGTCATTGAAATCCGATAACATACCAACATCATTATTAAAATCGATAGGATCGATGATGACTAATTTAGTTTCTGGTTCAGTTTCTGTTACAATTTCGTTTGCAACACCTAATACGTCATTTAGTTTATTGAGTTGATCTTGTATTTTGCTCATACTATATTTATATATGTATGATTTTGCTCAGATTTTAAGTTATTGTTTCAACCACAGTGTAAACATCATCACGACTTGCTGATGATGGTGTTACTTGCAATTCAATAGTTTCATCAGTCAAAAATGCACCCAAATCATCTTTTGATGATGCGAGATTAGCAATTGCTGTTTTAATGATTGATCCATCTTTAGAAACACCAACTATCCATGCACGTGCAGTAAATGATAATGTCCATTCAATCATTCGATTTGTGTTGAATCCATCATCTGCGTTATCGCCGGGTGTTATTGCGTTTAATAACAACGTAACATCACGAGTATCTGTATCAGTAAACTTAATAGGTAGATTGAATTCAGGTGTAAAATATGGTACGATTTGTTCTAATATTTGTAATGAATCTTCCACATTTTTACACACAACATTTAATTCAAAATCCATATTATATGGTGTGAATGAATTGACTGTCGTAATCAAATCTGAATCAGTAGCGTGTGTTCTTTTTATACGTCGCTGTGGCGAAATTTGACGTTCTGAATCATAAGATAATCCTTCAAACGAAAATGACATCCGGGGAAGTATTAAATTTACTGCTGGATTTATGCCAGCTACATCATCATGCAATTTTGCATGAAAATGTTGTTTACGAGCATACGAAATTGGCACACGAATAGTTTTGACAAGTATATCGTCACTGTCATATTGATTCACATCAAGCTGATTGAACAAATTACCAAACGTCGATGTAACACGTCTAATTGAATTATTATAAAATGAAGTTCCTAACATGCTATATTTATATTGATTAGTTGTTGACACCTATATCAAATCAAGTATAATAATGGTTCATTAGATATGAGATTACATATGTCAGCAAATAACAATTTTTTCCAGAGTATATTTTCTGGTATGCTAGTTCAAGCTAGTGTGCATAACGTCGATATGAAAGATGAAAACATTCGAAAATTTGTGATACATCTTGCCGAAGTTCAAGCACAACAATATGCCACACTTCGTGAAATGGAAGATGTCGTTTCTAAAAGAAGTTATATTTCGAAATAATATTTGCTATTTATATTCAATTGTATATAATAGGTACTTAATTGAGAACGTGAAACATTATGAGTAGATTAGATCCTAAAGTTGAAGAAGAAAATCGAGTTGCCTTTATTCGTGATAACGCAAAGAAATCACATGATGCAGTAGTTGCTACATGGTTACGTGCTAATCTTGATATAGGTGTATTGTACCGCAATGGTAAATGGATATATTACAGAACTGTGAATGGAAATACTGTAATGGTTCCTGAATTAGGAGAATAAAAGTGAAATAAAGCTTGATATTTATATTGAAACCAGTATAATGATTGTATATTAATTATTGAGAGACAAAACATGAATGCTGTTGAATATAATAAACGTTATAGCGAAGTTGTGAAAGCAAATCCTGTGAGTTCAAATTCTGATGCGTATTACAACAATGCAGTATCTGAGACCGCGAAAAGAAATGCCGATTATAATGCAGCTTACAAAGCATCATATTCCAATAACACCAAAACTGTTCACTAAATCGAGAGAGATTAATATGAAACTTGAACGTAACGAACTTTGGCTAACAACAGTTCGTGGTAGTAACAACAGCGAGTACAATCTATATCTTGACCTCATGGATGATGGTACTGGTCGTGAGGCTGGTGAAAACTATGCTGGTTGTGCCAAACCATATGTTAAAGGTACTGGGCCATTACTCAAAACTTTTGACGAATGGGTGAATTCGTAATGGTGTTTAGTCAAAAACAATTACAGAAAATAATTTTTGAAACTGTTGATGAAATCAATAAATTGGATTTAAAAATCTTGATACTACGTAACGATCAAGGTCTGTATAATTCCAGATCTGATATAGAATCTGATTTGTTGTTTTGGGCCGAATATTAATAAGTTCCAAATGGACTTGATTCACTAAAATCTTGAAAACCATCACCTTCTGTTTCTAGATCATCATTCGTGTTAAATGGTGCTAGATCATCAAGGTTGATTGCTAGATCATCCACAATATCATCACCTGTTGCAAAATCTTCATTCGAATAATCAAACAATTCACAACGTATTTCAAAAACTGGTAAAGCATTGATTGGATAAAATGGTTGTTCGTCTTCTACAAATTTAATTTCAAATATACCTTTTGACAAAGGAAAATAAATTAGATCACCTTCTAACGGTTTAGTCATTCCAGTAACTTCAGGAAATCTTAACGTAGATACTGTCATACGTATTTCATCTTTGACCGTTAATCCAAATTTTGAAAGTAAATCACCATCACCATCAAACTGATCGGTCGAATCGATGTACATTTCAATCTCGAATTTTTCATCAAATGAAGATAGAATATCTTCACCAAACAATGTGTCTGATTTGTTGATTGTTCTAGGAATGTAAAGAACATCTATACCATGAAGTTGAATAGTTTCAGCAGCAAGTTTTCGCACCAAATCTTGTTCATTAGTGTTTGTTAAATTTGCAACTTGAAAATATTTATTTACAGCCATTATTTAAGTCTTAATTTTTTAAATGATCTTTTGAATGTTTCTAATTGTGCAGTCAAAAATTGTAATGGTTCTTGTACGTCTGTTTCAGTTGATATATTTTCAACTTGATCACGTATTTCATCAATTTCCATTAATAAATTTTTAACTATTTGATCGCCTATTGATTGTCGATAAATTCGACGTTCATTTAACCCACGATATTCTTTTAAATTTGTCATTATGCAATAAAAAAATCCACTGGTAATTCGTATGTCAACGAAAATTCAGATTCTAGTTTATCAATTTCTTCTGATGCTTCATCCCAAATCGCTTTACCTGACATTGTTACACCGCCGGGTAATTGAACACCATCGAATTTTTTAGTATTTTCGCCCCATTGTTTCTTGATTAATGCAGTAGAATACTTTTTCATCCATTCATTGTTGTAAACATCCTCCCACATATCAACGTCAAGAGCCTTGTATGCTCGATACACGACGATATTACCAGCAGTCAATGCATCTATAGGATCAAATTTGTGCGACACAGCGTTGAACATGAACGTTCTGCGTGGATTAAAAATTTCGTTGATCAAACTAATATGTTGGCGTGTTAAATAATATTCAACAACTGTATTAGCATTGCCAATGAAATCCACCATATCAGATTGTGCAATATGATAATTAAGGCGTGTAAATTCTTCTGTGCTTGAACCGGGATCTCCTATTGAATATAATTCTGTAATAGCGACGATATCATCAGGCACTATAATATATCCTCTTGTTTGATCACGATCAGTTACCACATGTTTTATATACACTTCATCAACACCATTATAATGACGTTGTGTAAACATTTGAATAGCATCATCGATTCGATCATCGATTTGCCCATCATCGATTTCAATGTTGATAACTGGTTTACCCAATTTTCTCAATGCGTATTCTTTTAAATCATTTGGTGATGCAAGTTTATTCATATTATTTAATAACCTGAATTGATCCTTTCATTTTTTTGATTTCAGTTTCAAAATCTTTCAATGCTACTTTATCAAATTCTGCAAGATCAACTAACTCTGATTCGCCATTTGAAAAAACAACTGCACCTTTCTTTAAACGATTGACAGCAGTATTACCAAACATTTTTTTGGCTTTTTCAACAGGATACGAATCAGTTGCTTCGTCAATCTGTGATGTTAAATTATTATATGTTTTCATTTGATGTCAGGTTTACCTGTTCTGAAATAATTGTCCGTTAGTTTTGCAGCTATGCCAGTCACAGCAGGAATCGTAATTGCAGCGAAACCAGAAAGTGCTGCAAGTTTCCAATCGGTTATATCTGGTGTAGTTATCAATTGCATATATTTATATGCAATCAGTTGTACGTACCATCCAGCGAATCCATAAAAAGAAACCAACAACAAACGAGGTATAATTCGTAAATGATTAATTATTTCACCAATATCGATCCATTTTTCTTTGTCCATTTTCCTTATTATTTATAAACTAGTTTCATCTTTTGATGATTTATTGTGTTTTTTTACTGTTTCGGTCACCACATCAATATCACAATCGATCATTTCTGGAAAGCCAATCAATAAACAGGGTTTGGCTATTTGTGTCGTGAATTCAAAACATAAACCAAGTGGTACTTCTTTGGAAGGTATGATACAAACAACGTTCGTACCTGCTGCCTTGTGTGATACCATAAAAGCTGGCACCAATGAAGTATATTTTGGTTCAGGTACTTTATCGTTTGCTGCATATACTAAATTTGAAAATAATACAACTATTACTAATAAAAATGTTTTCATAAGTGCCTCGTTTAATTATCAATTCTTCATTATACATTATTTACATGAATTATGCTATAGTTGTGCTTGAAAATGTATCAGCTACTGTGCCGATAGTTAACACACTATCTATTTGAGTGCTTGCTGATGCTGATGAAACATGTTGAACAGTAACGACATCATTTAATGTAACTGTGCCTGCATCTGATGTATACGCTGCACCATTGATTGAATATTTTGACGAAGCATCACCTGCAATAGTAATAGCTGATGGAAAATTGATACCTAGAACTGTGATTGATGCTGATGTAATTTCCGTACTTGCTTCAACATCAGTTTGATCGACAAATGTGAATTGTGTAGGTATGATATTTATCGCTGTTGAAGTTACTGTGTTTTCTAGAATTATAATTGTTCCATGCATTAATGTTGTAACATTAATTGGACTACTACCTTCAATTACTCGATGAATTCCATAAACGTATTTACCTGCTGGTACTAAATATGTGCTAGTTGATGGTAATTCAAGTACCATTATACCATTTAATTCTTCGTCATCAGCATGATCACCAGCAGTTGTTTCAAATAGTAATGGCGCAACACCATCTTCATCAGATGCATCAATTTTGATAGCTATCCACAAAGTCCAATTTGTTATGTCAGTAGGTATAGCAGGCACGTTTAATAACGGGTTACCACCATCATCGAACGTAAAGCGCATTGATCTAGTGTCACCACGAACTAAATCATTTAATCTTTCTTTTAATGCCATATCGGTTTAACTATAGAATAATATTATATTTATGTTGATGTGTCTTTGTGGCTAAATGTTATTTCGAGAGGATCGTCCATATTGAATAAAATATCAGAATTGACGTAAGTAAATGGGGTTTCTGTTTCGGTGTATTCAACTAAAATTTCATCAATTGCCATACTAAATTCATGACCGTTGATGTCGTCATACACTATATTTGCATTTTGTGTTATATACATTTATTTGGTCTCTAACGAATCAATTACATCTTCTAGTGTCTTAGTAAAGCCTATCAATTGTTCTATGGTAATTGGATAGGCTTTGAACACTTCATCATCTGTTGATTCGTGTGTTAAACTGTGTATTTCCAATTTTGGACGATTATTTTCTATATGTTGACGTATCGTATCGTCAATTGGACATTGAAACACAGGAATTTTTACTTCGACTATTTTAGTGTTCCATTTTATAATTGGATCAGGTGTGGCGCAACCGGGTATCAAAAATATTAGTATCCAAAATAATAATAATGCAAAAATTATTCTTTCCATGATATTGTACCCGCTTGATCACGCAAAAAATCTATTCCAGCGTCACATTCATTGAGCGTCACATGATTGCGAATAGTTTTAATTTTGAATATTGATTTTGGTTTTTTGTTTAAAAGTGCTTGAACTTGAGAACGTTTTGTTTCAAGTAGCTTACCTTGAGTTTCTATTTGTCGATTTGAACGATTAATCACATTTTCAAATTCTGAAATATCAGATTGTAAAATAGATATTTCAGCAGATTGTAATGCGTTATCTTTGACTAATGATTTTATTTCAGCTTTGGCAAACCATAAAGACGCAGACATAGCAATCATTCCGACTACCAATCCCGCTGAAACATATTTGAAGATCATTATTCTTGATCAGATTGATCATCTTTGACATCAACTAATTTTATTTCAGCTTTAGCCAGCATTTTTTGAATCAATGCGTTGATTTTACCACCAAACAATGTTTCAACATCTATTTCTAGATTTTTAGGTTGAACTACGATTTCTGCCATTACAATTCCTGTATTGGTATATATGCACTTCTAACAGTAGTCCTTCCGTCTGAAGTCGTTATAGTATTACTTATTCGATACGATTTTCCACTCGTACCACCACTAATAAACACAATAGTTTGTGTTCCTGATATAATGTCACTGTCCACAGATATGCCTGTAGTTACAACCCAAGTGCTTGTTAATATTGTTTCACCTGTTTGCAACCAAGGCCCATACTTTGTGTCATTCCATTCAAATGCGTAGTCTAAAACACCATCTGGATCTTTTGCTGGTAATACTGGAAAAGGATCACCAATTTTATATTTCAGTGACATTACTTATTTTTATACCGGATCGTTGATCTGTATATCCCATGTATTAAATGTAACAGTATCTGATGTTGTAACTGTTCGATCTGTTGCAAGACCTGTGTGAGCATAAACTACATTACTAGCAGCATCCCATAAAATCACGTTATCTCCAACACCATTTGCATTTACAGCCACACCAGCCTTTGCATCGACTGCGATTTCTCGACCTGTTATTCCATTATCCTGAAGTGTGAAATCACCCGGAATCATAGCCTGTACCGCAAGTTCGCCTGTAGTTCCGTTACCATCTGTTGTAAATGAAGTTAATGCATTAGCAGCAGCAGTAACAGCGAACCCTTCACATAACGACATACTATCAACATTATCTATGATAAGTTGAAGTGCTGCGTCTAACACTGCATCGTTCAAAAAAAGTGCCATTTAATTATTACCTTTTATTATAATTGTTCGTTGATCAAATTGTATAATGATTGTTCTATTGTCTTTAGATACTGATATTGTTCTATCTAAACCAGAAACAAATGCATCTGTTAATATAGCAATTTGTTGAAGTAAAGTTGTAAAAACAACATCATTTACAATCAAACCTACATTTCCACTAATATTTATACTTTGCAGAAACGCAGTTGCTGTCAGATCATTAGCATCTAAACCAAAACTGATTAATGAAACTATTTGTTCTAATGTTGAACTAGCTATAATTGAGTTTGGTGATATTGATGTACCAGCCAATAAATTAAGATTTTCTAATACAGATTGAAAAACTAAATTATCAGCAGTTAACGTTTTTAACAGACCGATATCTACTGATTGTGTATTTGTTAATACACCTAATGTATCAATTACTAAGGATCGATTCAAACTAATCGCACTTGCAGCATTAACTGTTGCTGAAACAATTGCGTTTGAATTGATAGCAGCATTGATACTTATTACAAAACTACTGAATGTTTGTGTTGTAATTAAATTATCAACTAATAATGTTATTGCTCCATCTTCAATAACTACATCAATATTTGATAATAAACTAGCGACAATTAATGTTGATGGATCGACACCAAATACAGCAGAAATAATTACTGAATTCAACAACGTTGTTGAAATTAACGTATTCGGTGATGTGCCAATATCAATTGCCGATTCAAAGCTACTGAAATCAGATGATGAAATCAGATTAGAGACAGGTACAATGAAATTGACAGGTACAGAAACGTCGTTTTGTGTAGCTATAGAAACTAAAGTATCAACAACTAATGCAAAATCAATTGCGGCTGATGATGAAATATTTGTTGTTGCAGAAATAATTGCATCAAAGATCAAACCAAGATCACGAATAACAACACTCGATGGTAAAGATGTTACAGATGATATTGAATTCACTGCTAGTAAAAAATTACCTAATACTACATCGATTTCTGATAAATTTGATGTTGATATAATTGCATCAAAGATCAAACCAAGATCACGAATAACAACACTCGATGGTAAAGATATTATTGATATTAGATCATTAGTACCTAAACCAAAATTAATTACTGCTAATGGATTGACCATTATTGATGATGTAATTAAATTGTTTGCTGTTAATCCTAAATTAATTGTTGCTACTGGATTATTTGTAACTGGTAATGATATTAAATTATCCATATCTAAACCAAAATCAAGCACAGATATGAAATTAGACAACACTGGAAGCGATGTCAGATTATTAGTATCTAAACCAAAATCAAAATCAAATGATATATCTGGAAGTACTGGAAGCGATGTCAGATTATTAGTATCTAAACCAAAATCAAAATCAAATGATATATCTG